CCGTGGTTGACGTAGGCTATGATGTTGTCGATGGCGGGTTCCCAAAATAATCTTTGCTCGGCCAGAATGAGAAGAGTTTTCAGACAGTCTTTCGCCTTGTCTTCCTCATCTCGACCTCCAAGTTTTGAAGGGGAAAAACCTCTTGAGCTTGCGTATTGGCGGGATGTTCCGAAAGGGTAAGGCATTTACTTTACCTTGGCGACAAACAATTGCACCAAATGCCTGTCGTTGGAACCAAAAAACTCAATTACGGATTTCTGGACCACAAAATTCCCTTGTGGCAATTTGACTTCTTGATTAACTTCTGGAATTAGGGAAGACTCAAACCTCGCCAATTCCTGTGGATTTTCACTTTTGCATGTAAACACGATTATCATTTTAAGCTCCCAAAGTCGCTCGCTGCGTTTGCGTTGAACCTGTCACGCCCATTGGCGATGTGAGAACCGTTGCGCTCATCCCCCGCCGCTGCATGAGGGCCGTCGCTTGCGCCTGCGCTGCTGCCTGAGCAGCTTCGGCTTGCTGCGTTGAGGTCTGCGTTTGCGTTGGAGCTACCGGAGCTTTGGGCTGGTTGAATGCGGAATACGTCTCAAGCCCAGTGGCCACAGCGGAGATTCCAAGTATGATGGGCAAAACGGCGGCTGCCATGTCAACTCCTCATGCTCAAACCGTAACTGGTGGGATTGTACGCTGGCTCTTTTTTTGCGTCAAGAAGAGATTTCACGAGAGCCGGGTCGATGTCCGGTTCCGGTCGTCGGTAGGTTGGCTGTTCGAGAGCCGCGTAGCGCACGCAATCACAAAAATCTTTGAACTCTTCCTGCGGCTTGTCCTTCCCAACGTCCCAACTGTAATTGCTCATGTCCTGCCAAGGCCCACGATCGCCACCGCATCCCCGCTCCGCAAACATCATCCCCGGAATTTCCTTGCCCCGCAAGATCGAGAGTTGGGGCCTGAGATATTCTTTGACCGCTTTGTGCCCCAAAGAAACATCTCCGGGCGCAGAGTGCGAGAGTTGAATCCCATGAATGCCCGCCTTCGCTAACTCATCTTCCCAGGAAGTCTCTTCGGCGGCCGTCTTGACGGTCTTCGCGCCGTACTTGGCATCGAGGATAACCATGCCTGGCTCCCGATAACCATGTTGGGCGCGCCGAACCTTGACCTGCCGCACCATCTCGTGAATAGTTCCCTGCAATAAGAGGTAAGAGTACCAATAAATCCGGTTCGCATTTTTGCCTCCGATGGAGATTTCCTCCGGGGAGACGGCGCCGAAAATCCAGCGTGTCGGCTTCGCATCGTGCGGGTCAACCACTTCCAAGCGCATCCAGTCAGAGGGAATTTCAAAGTCGGGATAGATATGCACCGCGCGGTCCAGTTCCTTGTAAACCAATCCCGAAAGATGCTTCCACTTGCCCTCTTCGCGCGCTTCGCGTTCATCGGGGTCGGTAATCTTCTTGAGGTAATTATCAATGCCCGCGCGCGGCATGAAGCCCATGACCTTGCCGCACGCAGGGCACTTATCGACAGGCCTGGTGGCATCAGGCTTCAACTTCTCCGGCTGATTTTCGGGAATGGTGACATTGCAGGCCCGGCACCAGTCCTGGCAGTTCTCCCACACCGAACACCGGAAAGCCGCAATCTCCTGGTCCTGGCCTCCGTTATTGAACGCCTGGAGCGAAAAAAGATTGTAGATGTAAGGCTCTTTCAGCGGCGTCATCGTCAACCACGAAGGCGCGTTTGTGGACATCTTCCCGCGTTCAGCGGCATTGAGAATCGCTTGCGGTGGAGGCTCGTCCCAGTGTATCCAGTGGGCAATGATGCCCTCGAAGCTCTCCGCCGGCTGCACATACGAACGAAAATGAATCGTGCTCCCGCAGGGGTCTCCATTGAAGTCGTAGGTCAGGCAGAGACTCTTGATCGACCCATCCGAGTATCGCGTCTTTTCCGCTACGCAGTGCGCCGGAATCAGTTTCATAAACCGAGGCTCGATGTTCTGCGCCAGAGTTTGACCTGCCACCTCGCAACCCACAAGCCCCGTATTCGGAACCTGAATGGGAATCCTGTAGTCAGGGTCGGTCTTTGGAAGCCACGGGCGAAACCCCATCGCGTGCGCTATGTCCTCAGCCACACCAATCTGCGATTTCCCTGATTGATTCGCTCCCTCAAAAAGCCGCGTCGTCGGCATCCTCCCGTACTTGTTCTTGATCCGAACGAATTTCTCCTGCGTGGGAATCATTTGCAGATAGTAAAGCGGCAGGTACTTCTTCAGCGACTCCGCGATCTTCTCTTTGTCAATCGGATCGCCCGGCTTGTACCCCTTCAGGAAATTCACCGCCCCAGGCGAAAATGCGGACTTGGCCATGCGCTTACCCTATACCGTGCCGTACCCCTACGTCAAGCCATTATGACTGGGCGTACCCCAACCCCTAATGTCTAATGTCTCGCGCGCAAAGACTCGAACCATTTGCCATTTGTCTACGCCTATACTATCCCCCTAGCCTAGGATAATGCTTTAAGGGGAAAAATCGCTGGGGGGCATAGTACCGATTTTCGCCCCACCCCCTGTCTAGGGGGGCCTGGGGGGTGGGGTAGGCTCTCTTTATCGGCACCGTTCTAGTTAACATAACATTTGATATTATCAGACACACTCGACGGACTACGCTTGCAATCTGCTGATACTAAAGCACTTACTTGAGTCGTGTCTGATAATAGTCATTATGTTAACCAGTCTTGTCGCCCCGGTCTCCACGCACTATGGCCGCAAGATCGAGCAGCACATGCACGTCCATGCCGGTCGGTAAGCCCATGATAAGACGACGCTTATCCTCAAGGATGCCGAATCCCGTAATCAAACCGACCGCAGATGTTTTGTTCAGTTTAGCGGGTGTTACTGACTCAAGCAACCGTTGCTGAATAGCGGTAAGCACACCAGGTTTATTAACCTCGAATTCTTCGACCTCAGCCTGAGTATGCTCGGTGAAACGAGACAACACTCTAGCGACGTTCTGAACTGAACAACCGACCTGACGAGCAATTGCAGGCTTATTAAGCTCAGGATACCTCATAGCAAGAGCTCTAATCTTCGCGGCCTTGCCCTTGGTTTTCATGCTCGAAAACTTCGCACAAAATGCGCACAAAATCAAGCGAAAATTGCGAATGACAATTCACGGCCACCGATTCAGCGCCAAACGAGCGAAACAGAGCACGCGCCTAGCCGTTTAGTTCTGAGGCTAGTTTGACTTGGACTGCAATTTCAATGGTTTGCGTGCTGTGTAGCCGTGCCATGACACTTAGTGTCCATACGATTTGACCTTTTGCGCTTATAGGTTCACTCATTCTAAAGCACTTATTGATCGGCGTGTTTGGCAAGTGAATCTATTTGATTGAAACTAAGCGACTTACCGTTTGGCACGCCTGTTGCAATGAGAAAGGGCGTGCAGAATGGAACGCACAGTGAGGAATCGAATCATGGTACGAACTAAAGATGGCTTGTGGATGGATGGAATATACTGGGGTTACACTAAGTCTGAGGCTCGACGATCTCGCAAGATGGCAGAACGAGCCACACGCAAGGCAGAGAGACAAATGCGGAAAGATGCGAAGATCTTTGTTGCTCGCAACGAGACTGCATTACACAACCTCTGCGCAGGTCGCTAGTCCCTCGTTGGGCTCTCCCAGGCGAGAGCCGAACGATAGATTAAACGTGCCGAAACGAACGCACACGAGGGAATCAAATGCCGCGGTACGATACAGGATTTCCACTCGCAGAACTTGACGGGTTATCGCACGCATGGATAGCCTTATCCCAATACGGCTATCCCTTGGCATGGCGCAAGACTGTTGCAGAGGCAGTCGAATACGCTCACGGGTTCTATCGTGAGCACGCAGGAACAGTTGAGACTCCAACGATCATTGGGAGCTAGTCCCGAGTCGAGCCCTTGACGAGGGCTCTACTGAGGACTAGGGCAGAAACGAGCGCCCAAAGAGGCATGGCAATGAGTCAATCCGAGGTTTTGATGGATGCGAAAGACGCGATTGAATGCGCTCTGCACTATTTGCGAACTGGCGACGGTCCTCCGCGCTACATTGCCGAACGGCTCCGCACGGCGTTAGAAAATCTTGAAGAGCATGAATGGCCCGAGGAGAGGATACGACAATGAGTATGGACGATGACAAAGCCAGCAAAGTACAAGGGCGGGAAATAAGGGCTCGTGTCGCTTTTTTTGAGTGATTAACATGCTCTGCCTTTACTGCAACCGAGACATTGACGAGCGCGACCTGTGGAGGGCGATTTCGTACCAGATCGTGAAGAAGGTTTTAACCATCCTGAGAGCGGCGCACGAGGCGTGTTATCAGGAGTGGATTCTGAGGAGGCAAACAAAATGACGATGAGCGGCTGTTGCGCGAACGGTCTGCACGAACGTTGCGAGTATGAAGAGTGCACCTGCTCTTGCCATGAAGGGCTACGCTATCAGGTGCGCTGCGCGCTGTCGGAGTACGGCCAAGCGTTTGAGGTGGTGGACACGCACACGCCGGGGCAAGTCCCGATAGCGCACGAGTTTTTGACCAGGACGGCCGCAGAGCAAAGCGCGCGGCAACTGAACGAAGTCTGGGAAGAAGTCGAGGCCGAAAGGCTGGGGAGGGCAGCGTAATGCTTACCGGACGGTACGCCAAAGACGCGGAGAAAGCCTACAAGACGCCGCAAGGGAAAGAGCTTTTGGCCGCTGTGCGCGAAGCCATTCGGCTGATTGATGAGGCCATGAAAGGCCCCTCGACCTTCGAGCGCGGCAAGAGAATGGCGCAGATCGTAGCAGGGTTGGAAATAGCAGCCGACAGGTTTGATCTTTTCGGAGAGAAGAGGGGGAGGGCAGCATGAGCGAGACGAGATTCACGCCGGGACCGTGGGCATTTGGAGGGCGAAGCAGTTGGGAAGTTTACTCCAAGAGCGGGGGCGAGGCTATTTGTACCGTTACTGCCGCCGAGCCTTGGCAAGACGGGCTGTTAGATGTCAAGCACGAACGCGGCATTGCCGAGGCCAACGCCCGCCTGATCGCAGCGGCACCTACGTTGCTGGAGGCAGCCAAAAAGTGTTTGGAAGAATGGCATCAAGGATGCTCGTCAGCGGTTGACGTGAAACGGCTGGAAGCGGCCATCGCCAAAGCCGAGGGCCGAGAATGAAGCGTCAACCGACACTCCGCCCGAAGAGAACCAAGAGGAAAATGCCGGGGTTAAGCCCTGAAGCGTTCAACCGAAAAGCTCTTGCGTTGGCATGGGATATTTTTGGGGACCGGATCGGCAAGTGCCGGGTTTGCGGTTATCCGTGCCTGAGAGGCTACGTCCATTGCACGCCTGAATCGGGAGCGTACGACGCGTAGTTAAATCTGAGAAGGAGAGAAGGAAGTCATGCACAAATCGTACCAAGAAATTCTGTTGGACGCATACGACCAGGACGTCGAGGCGCACCGCCGAACGGTGGAGGCGTGGCAGCG